GAGTTGCCTGTTCGATACTATTCCCCACTAGATAACAAATGGCATAGGTATTTTCCTGACTTTATCATCAAAACTGTTAAGAATGAAAAGTTTATGATTGAGATAAAACCTAGTCGTCAAGTCGGCAAACCTAAAACACCAAAAAAGAAAACAAAATCTTATATGCGTGAAAACTTTGAATACATCAAAAATCAAGCCAAATGGTCGGCTGCCAAAAACTATTGTGAAGATAACAATATGAAGTTTAAGATTATTACAGAAAAAGAATTAGGTCAATACTAATAGTCGTAACCTGTAGTTGCTCTCTTTAATCCTGGGTCAACATCTGTAGTCATAGGTCCAACAAATGTACTACTACTATCAACTTTAGTAGTTGATGATGATGTATTGCCACTACCTACAACATTTAAACCTGTATCTTGTGTTTGTGGTGGAGGTGCAATATTGGTTGCGCCTGTATTTGTCATACTCTTTTCAATTAAAACTTTTAGTTCATCATCTGTATAGATACTACGCAAATCGTCTAAACTAAATCCTACTTGTTGATTAAAGTTACGACTACCTTTCAATTCTTCCATATTCTCTCGTTGTTTTTTTAATTCTCTTTCAGCTCGTTTTAATTGATTTTCTATTTGTCTTTTTGATTTAAAACCTAACTCTTCAGCAGTTTTATCACCTGTTTCAATGTCTTTTAAATTTTTACTTAATCTGTTTACATCACCTAAGGCAGTCTGCATGGCCATTTCTGCTTCACCAACTTTCTCTAATAAGTCACCACCTTTGAAACCAGATGTACCAGCAATTAGACCTTGTGTAACAAAAGTTTTCTTACCTGTTTCTTGTTCCATTTGCATTGCGACACTTTGTAATCTATCACCAAACATTAGCATATTGGTCAATATTCTCTTACCATCAGGACCTAACTCACCTTTTACTGCCAATTTTCTTAGATTGTCAATAACTTGTAATAAGTTTTTAGACTTAGATGGATCCGTCAATAAAACTTTTAAATCTTCGTCAGCAATGTTAACGGTTTTATCTGCCAATTCAACAAGGTCTTTTACATTTTTGTCTGTTAAATCTTCATCATCTCTACCTGCAACATCTAGTGCTTGTGCTGTTGCTGTTTGTGCCTGACCTAATTCTGATTGTTCAGTACCAAATATACCACCAAGGCCAATTTGCTCTAAGAAACTCTCCTCAGCCTGTGCAAATCGTTTTGTTAACTCTTCATCAGTTTTTTTAGTTAATTCATCTAAACTATCTAATGTTTGTTGTTGATATTCGTCATTCTTATCTGCAAGAAATCTAGCACCAACACCTATTGCAAGGGCAGCTCCTGTTGCAACAATCACAGGTGTTAATGCAGCTGCACCAAATAATGTGGCTGCACCTGTTAATCCTCTTGCGGCTAAAAACTTAGCAATTTTAGGTCCACCATACTTGGCTAATATACCACCTGAAACTGCAACACCAGCTACATCTGTTACAGATAATTTTTCACTTTCGCCTTGAATATAATCTAGTACACCAGTCATACCAACTAAACCAAAAGCTGCGATTGCACCTGGCAAACCACCAACTGCACCACCAAGAGCAATCCATTTAGCATCATTGGCTACGAAATCTTGGAAATCTCCTTCAGGTATTAGTTTAGCAATTTCATCATCTAACATATCTGCTAGCATGAATACTGCGCCACCTTTTAGAAATCTTAGACCAAAACCTTTTGCAAGTTTTTTAATACCACCTGCACCAACCCAAGCTGCCAAGGCAGGACCAAAAGTAGAAAATAATCCACCACCTGCTTCTTCTTCACCACCACCAATGTCTGGTGTGCCTGAGGTATCACTCATACCCACACCACGACCACCGCCACGGTTTTCTTTTTCAAGTTCTGCTTGTTGTTCTCTTAATCTTCGCTCTTTGTCTTCTTCAAAATCTAATTGTTGATTTAAAACAGATTTAATATCCTGAAGACAATACAACATTTCAGATTGTACATCTCTAATACCAAATAATAATGATGTACTTTGTGCTGTTGCACCAGCCTGTAGTAACGCATCAGCTCTTTCTGGCGGCGCCAATAAGTTTTGTACGCCGGCGAAAGAAGTACCTACTCTATTTTGTAATTGTAATACTGCGCCTATAGCTGGGTCTGCCATCTTTATTTACCTTTTGCTCTACTGCCTGTATATAAACCGAACCAAGCTGCACCAGCACCAACTACGATACTGACTAACCCACTTTGTTCCATTGTTGGACTTGGTAAGTTCATATACCAAATCACTACTTTATATAATAGAAAAATATATGTTGAAATGAATATTCTTGGAAATATTCTCCAACTGTCAACTGCCCTTGCCATATGAATTATCTTTGCATATGGATTAGGACCTAAATCTTTGACAGATGTATCTACTTCTAAATCTAAACTAACCTTTTTAGATATAGCAGACTTATCAGCAGGTACAACTATCTTTTCTTTACTTTCTTCCACGACTAGCCCTCTCTTTTGCTTTTTCTTTTTCTTCTTTTATGTAATTCACTAACATTTGTACATAAATTTCCCTCTCCCACGGTACCATATTCTCTAATTCTGTTAAAGAATATTTATGATGTTGCATCAAACCAAAATTGATTTGATAGTAGTTCTCTAGGCTCTCATGTGAGAGGGCAATACGAAAAAATCAGTTATCCCCTTTAATGTAATTGTGCTGGTTACATTTGTTTTAGGGTTTACAACTTCTACATCTTGTTTAAGAATAGGCATTGTAGCGTAAAACTTTTGTATTTTTTCGAAAGATTTACTATCTAAACCTTCAATAAATTCAAGCAACTCTTCTTTTTTGTAATCAGAAGCTGCGAATGTTTGTTCACCATCATAAATTTGATAAACGGTACTTGCCATTAAATCAAAAATTCTTTTTGTTGACATGCCTTTAACACTTTCGGTAGGGTCAATAGATGTAATAGTTGGATATTTCATAATCATACCCAAGTTTCTTTCCTCATCAATAACAATTTTGTTATCGTGGTCATCTTCAACCTGAACCTCAACTTTTGTTAAATCAATCTCAACATCAGCATAAGTTTGTTTGTCATCTGGACATAAAAGTCTGACTTTTGCAACCTCACCAACTGACTTAGCTCGTATTTGTAAAAATACATATTCTAAATCAAATGTAGGTAGTTTACTAACATCTAAGGTGCCAAATGTACATGCAAAACAAATATCTTGTAATGCTTGAATGATTTGTTTATTCTCTTGTGATTCCAATGCTTGTAATAAAATCTTTTCTTCTTTTACTAGAAAAGGTCTATACTTCACTTTTAAATCAGTAGAAGGTAATGTCAACTCAAATGTCGGTGTTTCTAATTTAGGTAACGACATAATATTATATTCTCCTTGTTATATTATAAGAATGGTGGGAATACTCTACCACCAGTCACTCTACCAATAGGTGCGCTTCTCTTAACTTGGTTAAGCACATCTCTACCAGTTCTTTTTAGTTCAGGTGGTAACTTATCAAGTATGCCACCAAATAAACCAAATTCTTTACTTGCTTTAATTTCAGGTATATCGCCAAATCTTTCACCAACATCTGCTGTACCTAGGTCGCCTTTTGATAGGTTTCTCCAAGTTCTAAATGCAAATGTAATTGGTAGTTCAGCATTTTTGTCTGTGTCGCCGTATGACATATCATAGGCACCGATAGTTTCAGGATAACATTCATCTAATTCTATTGCATATGTTACTCTATCTCTACCACCTGCGTTATCGTCAGCACCAATTTGGTAAATGTGTATTTTTCCTATGTAATCATCATAGAAATTGAATTCGTGTGTGTACTGATTAAAAATATATTCTTGCCATTGTTCAAAGAAATGTCTTTGTCTTAAAAACTTATCACCATAAAATGTCATTTCAATATTACTAGGATAAGAATATGCGTAAGGCATTTTTCTACCTGGTCCAAATGTAATTACTTTATCTGTGTTAACATCTCTACTTGGCATGGTAACTTTATTACACATCATACCTACATTTCTTTGCATGTCTAAAGAAACCATATTGTTTGTTGTAGCAGCTGGTTGTGACCACTCATCACCTTCGTTTGCTAATTTATATTTTTGTGGTAAGAAAAACTTTACAAGGTATCTACTTGGTCTAGCAAAACCTTCACCTTGATTTACTTGTGCAATAAAGGTGTTTATTACATTTGAAGGATTGCCACCAAGTTTACCACTAGCACCAAGTTTTTCTCTTGCTTGGCCTGCTACATCAACTAATGATTTATCTCTTGGAAATCCGATACGAATATCGTAATTACCAATTCTTCTACCACCTCTTAAAATTGCCATTAGATTACTCTCCTTGCAGCTGCAAATACTCTACCAAGTGATGCACCTTGGAAGTCGGCAACTGGTAAATAACATGCGATAGCCATTTCGTCAACATCAATTCTTCTAAAGTTTGACCTAACTTGTCGCCACAAATATTTTTTAACTGCCGGTTTAATTATACTTTGTCCTTTTAAATTACTATAACCAACTTGTAACTTTGTGCTACTATCAAACTTGCCGTTACTTGCGTAACTTTGTAGTTGTTCTAATAATTTAAATCTTACACCATAAGGCAAATAATGAAAATTAAGACCAACAAAACCACCTCTAAATGTATCTACAGGTAAAACCAATGGAAAGGCGTCCCAATATGGTAACTTTGCTTTAGTCTTTGCATCATATACAAACATGTTCATACGGCCAGCACTAGGTCTGCCGTTTAACTTGCCTTCTCGCATCAACTTAGTCTGTGTTGCCTTATCGGCAATCAAAGAGGCTGCATTTCTGTACCATCTAGCAGACTTTAATTGATTATCTTGTAAATCTTTTAATGGGTCAAATATATTTGCCATACTACTATTTATATGTTTTTTAAAGGCTCCAATAAAAAAGGGCACCCTTTCGGATGCCCTTTCAAAGTATTAAGATGTAATTGAGAGAGAGATACTAGTCTTCGTCTGCCAATTTACTGAAATATGATAAAGTATCATC